GCAAAGAAACCGAACTAACCCTGAAAGGGCACTACCATGGCAAGCAATACCATCTGGCTGAAGGGCGAAGGCCAAGTCAAAGAAGCAGCCGCTGGGGGCGCAATCACTCCGGGTCACCTGATCAACTACAACACGTCCAAGCAGTTCGTCGTTCACGGTACGGCGGAAGGCAACGCCTACCCGATGTTCGCCCTCGAGAAGGACTTCGTCGGCAAGGACATCAGCTCCGCCTACAGCTCGACCGAACGTGTCCAAGCGGTGATTCCGCTGAGAGGCGCCGAGATCTATGCGCTCCTGCCGGCGAGCGCTCTGGCAGTCGTCATCGGCGATGAGCTGGTGAGCAACGGCGACGGCACCCTGAAGAAGGTCACGGCGGGCGCAGTCACGGTCAGCAACCTCCGGCGTGTCTGCGCGAGAGCGCTGGAAGCCGTGGACAACTCCGCCGGCGGTTCGCCGGTACGCATCAAAGTCGAGACCGTCTAGGTCCCAGTTCAGTCCAACTCAGGAAAGGAAGGAAAGGAACCTCATGAATCCGAACCAAGTCGAAGGACTGGTGCAGGGCGGTCAGTACCAGCCGGGCTCCGTGGCCGCAAGGCTCATGGCGAACGGGCTCAATGTCAACGCCCTCCGCACCAACGATGTACTCCGCAAGGAGGAGTGGCTGCTGTTCGACCGCACTGTGATTGAGATCGCCCGTCCGCGACTCGTTGCCGTTGGGGACCTGATGACGCGGGGCCTCACGATGCCGATCGCCAACGCGATGGGCACCACGATCGTCCAGCACGAGACGTCGAGCGACATGTCGGCCGCCGACATCAACATGACGGGTCTGGCGGAAGGCGAGCGCGACCGGGTGCTGTTCAGCCAGGTGAACACGCCACTGCCGATCATCCACAAGGACTTCCAACTGTCCTTGCGGAACCTCGAGTCGGGACGTCGGATGGGTCAGCCAGTCGATACCACGATGGCAGCAATCGCCACGCGCAAGGTCTCGGACGCGGCCGAGAACATGATGTTCAACGGCGCGAGTGTGGTGGCCGGCGGCGGTACGATCTACGGCTACAAGAACCATCCGTCCCGCAATACGGGCAGTACGACAACCGACTGGGATCTCGGCACCACGACAGGTGAAGTGATCCTGACCGACCTGACGGCGATGATCGCCAAGGCCGTGGCCGACAACATGTACGGCCCGTACGTCGTGTACATCAGCAACGCGTCGTACATCCGTCTGCTCGGCGACTTCAAGGCGGCCAGCGACAAGTCGATCATCCAGCGCATCCTGGAAGTGCCGGAAATCGTGGCGGTACGCGCGACCAGCCAAATCTCCACCGGTGCAGAAGTCGTACTGGTGCAGATGTCGACGGACGTCGTCGATTGGCTGGACGGCATGCAGCCCACGACCGTGATGTGGGACTCGCACGGCGGCATGATGATCCACTTCAAGGTCATGATGATCGGCGCCCCACGCATCAAGGCCGACCAGTCGGGCCAGTCGGGGGTCGTGCACTACACGTAAGCGACCTGAAACCAGGAGCGCAGCGGGCAACAGCAACGGGATGGTGGAGGGCAGAGACCCTCCACCATTGTTTCGTAGTCAACTAGTCAGGAGAAAGTCATGGCAAAGTTCAAAGTCGTATCCGGAAAACACCACCAGCGGCAAGCCGATGGATCGGAGAAGACCTTCAATCAGGGCGACTCGATCGAGATGTCGGCGACGGAAGCCGCCAGGTTCCCGAACAAATTCGTGCCCGTTGTCGAGGACGAGCCCGAAGCCGTCGAGCCCGAGCGCGAGGTCGCCGAGCCCAATCTGGTGGTGAAGTCCGCGAAGCCGGCAGCCGCCCAAGCCCAGGCTCACAAGCCTGCACCCAGCAAGTAACGGGAGGTCGACGTGGCTAGAGTAGCACAGGCAGAAGTACGCGACATCGCGGGGCTCCCCGATACGGCGAGCGCAGCGATTGTTGCTGCTATTCCTGTTGCCTCTACTCTAGTCACGGAGAACCTCGTAGGTCAGGGGCTATCCGTCGATACTCTAAGGAGTATTGAGCTGTTTCTTGCAGCGCACTTCGCGACTCTCGCATGGGAGAAAGGGCCGTTGGCCGCGGTTCAAATCGGCGAAGCGACGGAGCGCTATCACGACATCTACAAAGCAGGCTTCAGCTCCACTCGCTTTGGTCAGCAGGCGCTTTTGCTGGATAAGACGGGGATCCTCTCGGATATGTCCGCGAATGCTTCGAGTCCGATGAGGCGTGCCGAGTTCACAGTAATCGGTACACCTAATGTGGATCCCCTGGAGTGACGCCTTAATGGGCATCCTCTCAGGCCGTCTTCCGCACAAGCTCACCTGGTGGAGGGTCACCGGAGGTGATGGCTTTGGCGGAGATACCTTTGCGACTCCCTTACTAGTCGACGGACGATGGGAAGATCGTCAAGAGACCTTCTATGGCTCTCTGGATCGCCGGGAATTGATCAGTAAGGCTATAGTCTTTGTCGACCGAGATATGGGTGTCGGGGATTTTCTCTACCAAGGGGACAAAGTGTCCCAGTCGTCGCCCGTGGCTTTGACAGGAGCGCTCAAGATTCAGAGGTACGACAAAGTCCCCGACCTCCGTTCGCTTGATGTAGTCAGAAGGGCAGTTTTATAATGGCTACCAGAATCACAGCAGGATTTAGACCAAGACTCCCTGGACGCGTAAGAGAAGGGAGCCGTGCGTTCTACCGCAAGAGCTCTACCGTCGCGGCTCGCGAAGGTATGGCTCAGGTGATCAGGAACTACGAAGGGATCATCAAGCAGCTACATGATGTAACTCCGGATGCTGTCAAGAACGCGCTCGAGCCCGTTTTCAACAAGAGTCTGGAGTACGTTCCGTACAAATCAGGCGTCTTATCCGAGTCGGCGATCCTCGAGGTAGAAGGGACACCAGGCAATGTTCGAGGGTCAATCACTTACGGCAACCACTCAGCTTGGTACGCGGCTTTAGTACATGAATTCGTGTGGCTCAGTCACAATCCGCCGACTCGAGCCAAGTACCTGCAATCGGCTCTCGAAGAGGAAATTGACTCTTTTCTCACGTCGTTAGCTGTCGACTACGCTTCAGCACTGGGGATGGGATGAAAGATCCAGCCATCTGTGTTAAGGACGTAATCGTGGGGGGAACTCCTCTCGGTACGTTCGGCGCTACTACGGGATGGGGTGTGTATCTTGGGGCACTCCCGAGCACACCCGATACGGTCATTCTTGTGAACAGAACTGGTGGGAGACCTCCTTATCCCCACTTACTTTTGAACGAACCTTCGGTTCAGGTGATGGTTCGGGGTTCGAGAAACGGCTACGTGGATGCGGGCAACAAGATTCAGGCAATTGTCAACCGCCTCTTGGGCATGACGACACAAGTTCTGCAAGGAGATACTTACAGGTCTTGCAACCAGGTAGGAGATGTGAGTTATTTGGGGCAAGACGACAACACTCGCCCGATGTTCGTGGCGAATTTCTGGTTCATAGTCGAGCCCGCGGCGGAAGCCGGCGGAAACAGAGTCGCTATTACCTAGTAAAGGAAAGGACAAACCATGGCTGCAAAGCGCATCGAAATCTCCGCCGACGACGCAACCTACTACCTTCTTCCCGGAGGCCAAGGCGAAATCAGTCGCGACGGAGCGTCAATCGACGACACCATCTTCGGGCAGACCTACAAGTCGGCTCTGACGGGTCCCATTACGTGGGGCGTCAACGCCAACTCCGTGTACAAGGGGTTCCCGGGCTATGCTGCGAAGATCCTCAAACCTGGTACTTCGACTACGATGACGGACGAAGCAATGTCCCTCGTCTCGGGCAAGACGTACCGCATCACGGCTACGGCCAAGCGTGCGATCGACCGTAGCGTTGCCGTAGTGGTGGAGGACAACTCTGTCGATCACACGGCCGACGTCGACCACATCGACTATCTGCTGGGGACTGTCACGTTCAAGTCGGCCTACACCGTCACGGGTGCGGTTACGATCACGGGGAACTACTTCCCGATGTCGACGGCGATCGCGAAGTACACCGGATTCACGCTGAACATGTCGGCCGAGGCGGTACGTGACTCCGATATGCCGGCACTCCAGGTCAATTCCGGGTACCACACGCATCGCCCGGGGCTGAAGACGATCACGCTCGAGTTGCCGAACGTCTTCCTCGCGGGTGATGGGTGGGCGGAGGAGGTCGACGATCGCCAAGAATGGCTGATCGAGATCAACCCTGATGGAACGGGCTGGAGCGGCTCGATCGCAAGGGGCTTCTTCCGTCTCATGACCCAAAGGCAGTCGGGCAACGTCGGTGCCCTGGAAGAAGAGAACCTCCGGTTCGAGCTGAACGTCCCGTACTACGCCTCGACACCAGGTCTCACATCGCCATTCAACTGGTTCCATTCGACGTCGCCGCTGTCGCCAATTCCGACGGCAATCAAGACGGCACTCGATCGGTTCCTGGCGGATCAGTCGGTGTTCGTCAAGTATCTGCATGACGGCGTCGCAGGCTGGAAGGGTGCCGGCGTCCTTACGAGCCTCTCCCTCACAGCGGGAATGGAGTCGGTCAACACGTTCACCGTCAACACCCAAGGAAGCGGCCTTCCGACGGCTGTATAAGTTCACCCCCTCCCTAGGGGCGAAAGTCCCTAGGGTTCACAACAGCATGGATAGTACAGTAAAGGAGTAGAACATGACTACAGTACGCAATGACATCCGCAGCAAGATCCTGGACGAGAAAATCCGCAAGATGGTCGTCGAACTCGATGATGGGGTCCAGGTGGAAGTTCGTCAGATGGCGATTGGGCAGATGCTCGACGCTGTTGCCGAACTCGACAACAAGAAGCGCATGGCGAGTTACCTGATCTCCTGCTGCTTCGTACCTGGTACGGAGGAGTTCGTCTTTGAGGACTCCGACTTCGACGTCCTGATGGGTCTCCCAGCTGGTGGGTACTACCAGAAGCTGATGGATGCGATCAATGCACAACTGCTGCCGGAGGCACTGAAGGAAGCGGGAAAAGGTTAAAGCAGGACTCTTACCAGTTTCTTGTCCAGGCAGTCGGGTACCACCTAGGCAAGACAGAGTCAGAGGTAAGAGAGATGAGGGGCGACGAGTTCGCTCGTTGGGTCACGTACATCAAGGAGCACGTGAACTCAGATGGCAGCCAGACGCACAATCGATCTAGGCACAGTCGGGTTCGGACTCGTACCTGAGACCCGAGCACTCGAGCAGTCCCTTACTGCCCTTCGGAAGTATGGTAAGGAAGTCGAGCGTCTCGGCCAGGTCGAGGACGAGACTGTCCAGAAGCAATATCGCAAATTCGCCCAGATAGAACGTACCCTCACTACGCTCTACGCGAGGACATCGGCTACTATCTCTCGCATGAAGGAAGCGGGAGTCGCCGCCTCGGAGATCGACAAGATCGATGCCGCCTACAGGAGAGTAAACAAAACTCTCACCACACAAGCCGATCTACTCACGAAGGCACAGCTTACCCGGGCTAGCGTCGGGATGGGCGCCATTATCGCCGGTGGCAATCGATTGGCGTCACAGAAGGAAGCCTCAGGCCTCGCACTAGCCTTTAGGGACCTTGAGCGAGCTGCCATTCTCGCAATTGGTCCTTTGAGCGGAGTAGGTGCTCGTCTGGCAGTCTTGGCTGCGCTCTTTGATTCTGTTGGTGGCTCAATGACCCTGATGATCGCCAGTGCAACGGGCGTTGTTACGGGCATTGGCCTCATGGCTGCAGCAGGTGTCAAAGCTTCAATGGATATGGAGCGCTTCAATGCCCAGTTGACAGCGTCTACTGGCGCTGCTGTTCTGAATGCGGATACATACGCTTACCTCTTGGAGCTGTCCAACAGGTTGGGTCAAAACGTACGTGATCTCATTGAACCTTACGCCAAATTCACTACGGCCGCTCGGCTATCGAATGTTAGCCTCCAAGACCAGCGGAAGATATTCGAGGCTGCTACTGTTGCTGGTACCGCCATGAAGCTCAACAGCGAGCGCATGGGACTTGTATTCTTGGCTCTGGAGCAAATGTTCTCGAAAGGTACGGTCTCGATGGAAGAGTTGCGTCGCCAGTTGGGCGACTTACTGCCGGGCTCTTTTGCGATTGCGGCACAAGCAATGGGAGTAACGGAAAGCCAGCTGACCAAAATGATCAAGAACGGGGAGGTCCTAGCGAGGGATCTGCTCCCGAAAATG